TAGCCCAGAGAGAGCAAAGTTTAGAGACGATAAAGAAGCCCGAGATAAAGACGGTGTGCTAATACTTCCTGTTATTTCAATTGAGAGAAAAAACATTTCAAAAGAAATTTCAAAACGAGGCCGGTTTTACTCTCCAATACAAAATACATTTGGCACGCAAGACGGAGCAATAACTATCGCGAGAAGAATTCAGCAAGAAAAAACTTCTAATTTTGCCACAAAAGATGCCTACAGATCACGCAGAGACGTGGATTCGCCGGATAGAAATCGTCCGCGCGATAATAAAAAAGTAGTATATGAGACAATCTCAATACCAATACCAACTTATATGGAAATGACATACAGCATTACGGTGCAAACTGAGTACCAACAACAAATGAATGAGATAATGTCCTCGTTTCTTGCATTCGAACGACCCGGACCAGATAATTATTTCTTGGTAAAGAGAGACGGTCATAGATATGAAAGCTTTTTCGATCCCTCCTTCGACACGGACAACAATATTAACAACATCGCCGAGGAAGAAAGAACCTACAAAACAACCATGACGTTGAATACATTAGGTTACATCTTCGCTCCAGATGAGAACGGCAATGGACCTAAAATTTCTAAACGCGAAAATGCCGTTGAGTTTAAGTTTAATAGAGAAAGAGTCCTCGTCGGTGACAAACCAGAACAGATTGGAAAAGAAGGTTTTTATAAACCATAAAAAGGGACTTTCGAATTAACAATAACTATTTATAAGAGTAAAAGCTTAATAAGCCTCATCTTTTTGTTTTTAAAAGGAGATAAACATAATGTCAGTTGATAAGTTTAAATTTGTATCACCAGGGGTTTTCGTAAAGGAAATCGATAAATCAGAATTACCAGACACGGCCGATGCGATCGGCCCAGTCATCATTGGACGCACAGAGAAAGGTCCAGCTTTCCGACCAACAATGGTCCAGAGCATGGACGAGTTCATTCAAATTTTCGGCGAGCCGACGCCAGGTGGCCGCGGCGGCGATGTTTGGAGAAACGGTAACCACAGCGCTCCAACATATGCCGGCTACGCAGCCAGAGCTTACCTCCAAAATAATGGACCAGTTACAATCGTTAGAGTACTAGGTGTACAAGACGAAGACGCTGCAGCTACTTCACAAGCAGCCGGCGCTTCTGGTTGGAAGGTACCCGCAATCGGCTCCGGCGACCTTGGTGGCGACGGTGCTTACGGTTTATTCCTTGTTAACTCCGCTTCAGCCGACACTTCCCTTACAGGAACCCTAGCAGCTATTTGGTATTCAAATGGAGCTAGGCTTGCATTGTCAGGAACTCAACGTGGCGATCGCGCCGATGCTGCAACCGCTTCAAATGCTACTATGATTAATTCTGAAGCTGGAGGCAATAAAGAGTTCAAGCTTAGTGTCGAAGACGGCGGTGTGACTCAAGCTTATGTATTCAACTTTGATCCATCATCTGACAAATACATTAGAAAGGTCTTCAACACAAACCCAATCAGAACAAACTCACAAACTCAAGCCAACACAGAAGGCTACTGGCTCGGTGAGACTTTCGAGAAGGCAGTAGCTACAAAAGTTACTGAGTCTGATGCTCACGGTATCATGCTCGGCCTCAAAGCCGGGTCTACTGAGCTTGGAGATTTCGAAGCTATCGAGGCACGACCTGCCGAGACTGGCTTCTTCATCTCGCAAGACTTAGCAAACATCGGCGGCGGCGGTGGCTACAACGTTGAGACTCAAGCAGAGTTATTCAAGTTTGTTGGACTCGCCATCGAAGGTGAGCACCTCCAAAGAAGCGTTAAGATTTCAATCTCAAGCCTTCGTGCTCCGATAGATAGAGAGACAGATCCATACGGTACTTTCTCTGTCGAAGTCCGCGATCTTCGCGATACTGATAGTCGCAAGAATGTTCTAGAGAGATTCGATGGATTAAACTTAAATCCAAACTCTCCGAAGTACATTGCTGCTGTCATCGGCGATCGTTACATTGAGTATGATTCAGCCGAAAGACGCTACAAGGAGAAGGGAGACTACCCAAATAACTCGAAATACATCCGTGTTTCCATGAGTTCAAATGTAACCAACGGCACTGTCGACGAAGAGGCACTACCGTTCGGCGTAAAGGGGCCTCTCAAGCACAACGACTTCACAATTGACGGCGCATCCCAAAGCTCAGATATTCTTAATGCTTCAGGTAGCGCAGTCACCTCTACAAGTCTAGCACACTCCCCAGGAGGCACAGCAGACGATGTAAGCGTCGGCGGAATCAAGGTAGATATCAAATACGAATTCCCAAGCATTGAATTAAGATCAGCTACCAACTCACCAGAGCTATTTAGTAACCCTAAAGATGCTTACTTAGGAGTTAACCTACTTAAGTCAGGTTCAACAAGTGTTGTTGACGAGAGTATTGTTGACCTAGTTCGTGCTAAAGCGGCCGATATCGGCTCCTTCACTGCCGGTGCGACAACTACTCCTCAATACGTCTTTACTCTTGATGATGTTGCTGCAGACGCGCCATCCGCTGATGCTAGCGCCACAGTTCGTCACCGAACCTACACTTCCGGTTCACACGCTGCTGGTACATCACTTTCACACGTAAGTGGTGGATACCAAAAAGTTCTCGACGCCGGAATTGATAGATTCACAACAGTTCTACATGGCGGCTTCGACGGACTAGACGTAACAGAGGCAGATCCATTCAGAAACACTATTCTAGACGGAACAGACTCTGGATACGGTTCAACCGCTGCAACAAACTACGCCAGAGCATCAATCAAGCGCGCTCTCGATGTCATTAAAGATCCAGAAGAGATGGACTTCAACATCGCTGTAATGCCAGGTATTACAAACGAGGCGCTCACACAAGATCTTGCAGACCTCTGCGAGAACCGAGGTGATGCACTAGCTATTATCGATCCAAAGGGCGGCTATCAGCCAATCCACGAGGGTCTACCAAGCAGCTTCCCAGCTATCGGTTCTGTTGCAACTACAGTAACCAATATGAAAGCAAGAGCGCTTAACACTAGCTACGCTTGCGCTTACTACCCATGGGTACAAACAAAAGATCCTAACGCAGGTCAGCTACTTTGGGTTCCACCTTCTGTAGTAGCCCTAGGTACAATGGGATCAAGCGCAGCTAACTCAGAGCTTTGGTTCGCACCGGCTGGCTTCAACAGAGGAGGCCTCTCAGAAGGCTCCGCTGGTCTCTCTGTGGTTTCCGCAAGAGAGAAGCTAACCTCTGACCAAAGAGATGATCTCTATGAGAATAGAATCAACCCAATCGCTTCCTTCCCGTCAGAGGGTCTAGTAATCTTCGGACAGAAGACAACTCAAATCAAGTCTTCAGCCCTAGACAGAATCAATGTCAGAAGACTAATGATCTTCCTCAAGAAGGAAATCTCAAGAATTGCAAACGGAATTCTCTTCGACCAAAACGTACAAACAACTTGGAATAGATTCACCGGCCGCGCCGAGCCTCTATTAGCAAGTGTTAAGACACGGTTTGGCCTTGAGGATTACAAGCTAGTTCTTGACGAGTCAACAACGACTCCAGAGCTTCGCGATAGAAACATCATGTACGCCAAGGTGCTTCTAAAGCCAGCTAAGTCAATCGAATTTATCGCACTCGATTTCTCAATTATGAGAAGTGGCGCTGCGTTCGATGATTGATAAAATAATTCAGGAGTGTTTATAATTAAAACACTATTTACAACATAAGCACATATAGGAGATTAAAAGTATGGCAACATTTTGGAATGACGCTGGCTTAGAGCCAAAAAGAAAATTTAGATGGTTAATCGAAGTCGGTGAATTAGATGGTGCACAGTTCTTTGCGAAGACTGTAACAAGACCTTCTTGGACATTGGGAAACCATGAGCATAAATTCATCAACCATACTTTTAATTACCCAGCCCGTGTTACATGGTCTCCAATTGATTTAACTTATGTTGATGGTGGCAACCCTGATATGTCACATACCTTCTTACAAGTTTTAAGAACTTCTGGTTACAACTGGCCAACAACTGCTGATGCAGGTTCACAAACAATTACAAAGGCCGACGCTACTAGAGCACTAGGAAATGTTACAATCTCACAAATTGGTGTAGACAGAGGTGACATCCTCGACCAATGGAGACTAGCTAATGCTTGGATTTCCGATGTTACGTCCGACACTCTCAGTTATGAGGATGACGGCTTAGTCGAGATTTCTTGCAAGGTAGTGTACGACTGGGCATACTTAACTGCCGCTGGACCAAGAGGTAATATCCAGGCACCAAACAACCCTGGGCAACATGATTTACCAGCTACCGGCAAGAAAGCTCCAGGCGCTTCCTAAATAAAAGTCTTAACATTGGGCCGAAAATAAGTTAATATAACCCTAGCTATCTGAAAAGAGGTTTACATGGCTGCTAGAAATAATAAGGACCGCTTAGGCGTTCCAACTAGTGGAGCGGATGCTGCAGATTCTCCCGCTCCCGCTACAAACTTACTAGACTTTGTAGTACCAACAGAATTTGTAGAACTTCCTTCGAAGGGAGAGTACTATTCTGAAGATCATCCTCTGCATGGACAGCAGAACATAGAGATTCGCTTTATGACTGCAAAGGATGAGGATACTCTAACCAACAAGACACTTCTAAAGCAAGGCGTCGCGCTGGATAGAGTACTGCAAAATCTTCTCGTGGATAAGAATATTAATATTAATGATCTTCTATTGGGAGATAAGAACGCTGTTGTAGTGGCTGCAAGAAGATCAGCATATGGTGCTGATTATGTAACTAAGGTCACTTGCCCAGCGTGTCTCACGACAAACGAGAAGAGCTTTGATTTGACAGAGGTTGGCTTTGTAGAGCCAACTGGACTAGAAGAGCTTGGCGTGACAAAGAATGACAATGGCACGTTCTCAATCCTTCTTCCGGTAACCAAGGTCGAAGCAACAGTAAGATTAATGACAGGCAAGGATGAGAAGCACCTATCTTCACTACTGGCTTCCAAAAAGAAGCTACAGAAAGACTCTGATTTATCAATGACTGATCAATTCAAGCAGTTCATCGTCTCAATCCAGGGAGTAGAGGATAAAAAGCAGATCGCGTCATTTATTGACAATATGCCAGCTAATGATTCAAGATTCTTACGGTTAGCTTATAAAAGACTTGTTCCGAACGTAGACCTTCTAAGGCATTTCGAATGTGACTCATGTGGTTATGAGCAGGAAATGGAGGTGCCGTTCACCACGGATTTCTTTTGGCCTAAGCTCTAACTACATGCAGCAGGTATACGAGCAATTCTTTTTGCTCAAGTACCATGGCGGGTGGTCATTCATAGAGGCCTATAACTTGCCCGTCGGCCTTCGAAAGTGGTTTTTGGACAGACTTGTAAAACAATTTGAGCAAGAAAAAGAACAAATGGAGAAGGCGTCTGGACCTAAGAAGACTAGAGGCACTCTATAATTAAATAAAGCCGGCGTTAGTCGGCTTTTATTTTTTGTACTATAATACTAATTATTATGGGATATTCTATATTTAAGGAATAGAAACAATGGAAGAAAATAAAGAACTAGTAACTCAAACATTAGATCTGAACCCCCAAGAGATTGACGAGGCTCTCCTCGCTTCTCAAGGTATCATGATCAAAACCATCATGGGAGCGATGTTTGGAGGTTTTTCTTTGCCAGTACAGGTCAAGGGAAACGTTGCACAAATAGCGTCTTTTGCGACAGCATTAGGCAAAGAGAAGGACTTCATGGAAGCCTTTTCAAAATATGGCTTAGATAACCCAAAGACGTATAAGTCAAAAGCTGCCTTAGATTCAGCAGTGAAAAAGTTCGAAAGAGTCACAAAATTAAAGTGGCCTTTCAAATAAGGTTTTATTAACATATGGCGGACGAGACCACAGAACAGAGAATTGCCCAGATTATTGCAAAACAAAATGAGGCACTTCAAGATCAAATCAAAAAAGAGACTGAGCTAGCGGCTCTCCGTGGTGAATCTTTAGATCGTCTTAGCCAGGAAAGGGTTGCCCTCCAAAAGCAAATTGATCTCGACGCAGAAAGACTTAAGAACCTTCTCGAAGCTTCAAAATTAAGTGAAAAACAACGCCAAGATAGACTAGAAGCTCTTGAGAATGAGATTCAACTATTAGAGAACACTGAAAAAAGAACCGCAGAGCAAGAAAAGCAATTACAGCTTAAAAAAGAAGAATTAAACGAATCAAAAGAGATTCTTAAAGCTAGCAATAAAGAACTAAAAAACCAAATAGAAAAACTCTCCATCGAGCGCGAAAAAGCAAAGCTCCGAGATAAAGCATTAGAGTCCACACAAAATTTAGCTGAAGCAACAGAAGAGTTGTTAGCTAGCGTAACAGGCATTAGTTCAGCTTGGAAAAGCGGAAGCAGCTTCTCTGAAAGAATATTACAAAATATAGTCGACTCAAGAAAAGCAGGACGAAGCTTCTCGGATGTTATTGGTGATATAGCTAATAAATTTAATGCAGCCGCCGTATTACAAAATGCCGGCGCTTCGTTAATTCTTAAGACTATTAGTGCTACTAAAGAACTAATGTTCGAGATGGACAATTCTTTAGCAGCCTTCAAGAGAGCAACAGGTCTCAATGGAGAGTACACTGAAAGTATAGTAAATGTCCAGCAAGAGATGGCTGCCCTAGGAGCGTCTACAGCAGACATAACAAAGGGCTTTGGTGATTTAGCCGCGGCTAATACAACTTTTGTATTCGAGAGCGCGGCAACTCAAGAATCTCTCATGAAGACCGCCACTGCAATGGAAGCTAGCTTCAACGCCGGAGAAGAGTTTGCAGGCTCCATGGGCTTCCTCCAGACAACGCTAGGAAAGACAGCAGAAGCAGCAGAACAATCTTCGATGGACATTGTTGCTGCAGCCCAGGCAATGAGAATACCACCACAGCAAATGCTTGATGATTTTATGAAGTTAGGCCCAGAGTTGGCTGCTTGGGGTCCGAACACAGAAAAGGTATTTTTAGAAACCGCCGCCGCAGCAAAAGCATTGAACATGCAGACCTCTGAAATGCTTAGCATCGCAGAAGGCTTTGATACTTTTGCATCAGCCGCCGATAAAGTTGGCCAATTAAATGCTGCTCTAGGCGGAGATTACTTTGACACCATGGAAATGGTGATGGCTACAGAAGCCGAGAGAGTAGAGATGCTTATGAGTGGTATTGAAGCTTCAGGAAAATCATTTGAAACTATGGGCCGTTTCGAGCAAAAGAGAATAGCAGCCGCAGCAGGTGTAACGGTTGAGCAATTAGGAAAGATGACTAATGCGAATAGAGATTTGTATGCAGAAATGCAAAATCTACAGAAAGACGCAACTATGACCTATAATGATCTAACTGACGCTGCTAGAGAAAACATGGGTATTCAAGAAAAACTAGCTGCTCTGCAGAAGGCTCTCGCAGTAGCACTTAAACCTCTAATAGACGCCTTGAATACTGTTTTGGGTTATATTCAAGAGTTTGCAATAGCATTTCCAACTCTTTTCAAGTTTATATCCTTCGGCATCGGGTTATTTGCGTTCCTCGGCGTCACTCTTCTAACAGTTGCAGCCCCAGCGACAACCGTAGCAGCCAACTTAGGGTTGGTGGGCACCGCAGCTACTGGAGCCGGCACTGCTGCAGCCGGAGCTAGCGGTGGTATGGCTACTCTTGGAACATCACTTAATGCTATTGGTGCGGGTCTTACAAAAGCTGCGCCTGGACTATTAGCTTTTGGAGCCGCAGCCCTCATGGTTGGCGGCGGTATCGCCCTGGCTGCGTTGGGAGTGGCTGAATTGGTAGAATCCTTCGCCACACTAGGTGAAAACACCGAAGCAATGGATGCAGCACTCAGAGGGATTTTCTTAACTATGACCCTGATGATCGCTCCTGTAATTGGACTAGCTTTTGCTGTAGGTACCTTAGCTGCCGCCGGAACGGCAGGAGCAATAGGCTTGCTAGCTATTGGTGCTGCAGCTTTTCTAATTGGAGCAGGTATAGGTTTGGCAGCTACAGGAATGGCGAACCTTGTGGCATCGTTTTCCACGTTCACAGAGCAAGGTGTTGAGGCTATGATGGTCTTTACTGGTCTTGTTGGAGTCCTGGGCTTGCTGGTACCATTACTAGCTGCTATTGGCCCAACGGCACTTATCTCGGCGATGGCTCTGGCTGCGTTGAGCGCGCTGGACTTATCTATGACAAGCGATATTGAGGCGACAAGAGTGGTTAAAGATACTATTGTTGCAGCAACCGCAGTAACTCCCGACACAGCAACTAACGTCGAAGCAGTCACAGACCAAATCATTCGTCTGCACGCTGACACAGCAAACGCAGGAAATAACACTGTTCTACAGACAATTAAAGAAGTGTTTGTAGGCGCTACGGGGGGAGCAGCGCCCGCTGCAGCAGCCGCAGCCGCTCCTGTTAACGTTGTGTTAGAAGTTGATGGTCGAGAGATCGGGCGCGCCGTTATGCCGGCGATTAACAAGAGATTTAGAGCATCAGTTAAGGCTGATTAATAGGGGATAAAAGATGATGATAGATGGATCAGACGAATTACTTAAAAAAGGCCTAGGCTTAGAGTTCTTCCACGTTGCAACCGGTAAAAGTGTTGAATTTAAAGCATTTTTGAATAACTATGAAGATAGTTTCAAATCAGATTGGGCTTCTGAGAAGGTTTACGGTCGAATGGATCCTATTCACACTTTCCAAGGAACCGAAAGAACGATTACTTTGGGCTGGGATGTGCCAAGCAGAGACTTTGAAGAGGCACAAAAGAATTTTAATAATGCGTCAAGCATGTATTCCATGCTTTACCCAGCATATAGGCCAGAAGGTGATGATGACAGTGCAGGTCTGATCACAGCCCCGCCTCTAATTAAATTAAAGTTTGCTAACCTGATTTTTGACGCTGATGCTGATTTTTCTGGCAATGCAGAAACCGCTGG